TGATTATTTTAGAACCTAACATTCCACTCATTGTGTTTAATAACATATCATTATTTGAAATAATTCCCATATCCATTGGTTTCGCAAAATCTTTTTGTACGTCTACTGCTTTACCTTTATCACCAGTTTTACCATCTATTGTTGCGATATCACCCATAGCATAATCACCTACTGTGTCAGAGTTCATTAGGTGATCTAAAGTTTTAAAATGTATCCCTTTTATGTTTTCATAAAATACAAAGTTTTGTGAACCACTTATGCTTATAGCCTCATTTGTAAGATTACTAATAAATTTATATGGATTAGAATTAGGACTTATCACTTTTCTAATACCAGCAGTTTCTTGAATAAATATTTTTTTCTTTGTATTAATATATCTAGGGTCTTTTAAAATATCTTGTATTATATTAGATATTGTATCTGTATATGATTTAGAGACTCTTACTCTATTATTTCTGATTATTTCTGGTGTACTAAAATTTAATGTCAATACTTGTGCATTTTTACTTGCATCCATTTTAGATGCAACTTTATGAATGTTTAATGTAAAACTTACATCAAACTCATCTAAACTAGGTGTGCCAAACTTTAATGTCAAAAACTCTTGACCAATTATAGGGCCGTTCTCTGATACATTATCAACATCTAGTATTATCATGCTTCCAGTTAAAGATGTAGAAAATATATCTTCATATATTTCAAAACCTATAACATTGTCTGATTCTGTAAAATCTATTACTCTACCAGATGATGTGTGTATTTTAAGTTCTTTGATAAAGAACTCACCAGCATATTGAATTTGTCTTTCCATTATACAATTGACTCTTTCATTAAGGTTTCATATTCCTCTACAAACTGACCTACAAATTTTGGATCAAGAAGTCTTATTTTTCTTAATCCATCTTGTCTATTTTCTTCATATTCTATATTTGTTATGGTTGTTGCATTACTGTAAAAATCTGTATCACCAGTATAAAGTGCAGAATTATTATATACTTCGATAGTTTTAGTTGTATCTCCAGATGATTGTGCGATTTCATAATGATGCACTCCATTAGGGTCTGCATACTTATCATTTACAAACTGTAAAAACTGTGCATATGTCATAGGCCATTCGTGATATCTATCTGTAATGTCATTTACTAACATAACAACCCAATGTAGTTCTGGGTCTCCATATAACTTGTCTGCGATAGACTCTGGTGATTCACCTTGTTTTATATCATATGTGTCATACAAAAGTGCATTAGTTTTCACTTTTTGTCTTATTGCAACTCGTCTTAGAAGATTAGTCACAAATTTGACTTCACCATCTCCTACAGAATCATATGGTATTACTGGAAAGTTTTTAAAGTACATTATTAATATCCTTCGTGTACACGCTCTCTTGTGATAAGTTCTAGTTCTTTAAATGCAAGTTGGATAGAAGTGTCAACTGGAGGAGCTCCATCACCTTGAGAGTCAAAAGTTTTATATCTATCTCCACCATATGAAACTTGTAAAGAAGTCAAAACACAAGTTGATATTTTGTGTAAGTAAGGATTCTCTGAACCATTGTACATATATGATATGTCAAATGTATTTGGTACAGTCAATCGTCTACCAGCTCTATTTCCATCAACAAACTCTGGTAACATATTAGACTTAAATGCAAAAATTATATTTCTTATCTCATCTGCTTCTGCTTGATTTTTAGGCATCATCTTAAAAGTATAATTAAAATCTCTCTTACTAATACCCTCAAATGCAAGTTCCATTCTAGGTGCTTTTATTTGTGCCCTTTTCATATCAAAAACTTTTTCTAAATTTGTTGCTCCTGGCAACAACATACCAGCCCCTTTTAATCCTGCTCTTTTAGCATATTCCACACCCTCACCCATCAGTTGTGGTGCAGCTTTTGATGCTGCACTTTGAAGACCACTCAAAGTCATATTATTCATAACATCAGTAACAGCATTACCAGCAATTGCTGCACCAGCACCTATTTCAAAATCAGTATACGTTGCACCATAATTTACTTGAACTTGTGCAGGCATGAATAATGCAATTGCAGTATCCATTCGAGTGGTAGGTGCTCTATTTACTGTAATAGTAGACCCTCTACTTTTTATTGGTTCTTGAATGTATCTTCTCATATTAGGTGGCCCTGCATTTATAGCATGAGTTAAAAATCCACCATCATTCTTGACTTTGGTATAACTACCATCTGACTGTAATTTCTTAATATAGTTTGGAACTTTCATTTCTGACTTAATAGAATCGACTACACTACCACTAGTGTTTTTATCTGGGTCACCAAACTGCAACTTTGCGTTTTGTTGTTGATTAATAAAGAACATAATATAATGTCCTTGATTTCCAGATAATCCCGGCTCTGCTTCAACATCAAGAGGAAAAGAAAAATTCTTAGTAGTAAATTTATTTTGACTAAGAGATGCTGTATCAGAACTATTTCCACCTTTTCTACCTTTACCAAAACCTAGTAATCCAGGCAGATTTCCAGAAACTTTTCGTAATGCTTTATTTGCAATCCCTTGAGCTGCACCTTTTAGAAAGTCTATTGCCATGTATAAATACTCCTGTAACTTCTATTTATAAAGATAAACATGGCATATAGTGGCAAATACATTCCTAGTAACCCAAAAAAATACAAGGGTAATCCATCTAAAGTAATATATCGTTCACTTTGGGAACGTAAACTTATGGTCTATTGTGATATGAATGAAAAAGTTCTTGAGTGGGGTTCAGAAGAAATCATTATACCTTATGTATCGCCTTGGGATAATAAACTACATAGATACTTTCCAGACTTTTATATGAAAGTTCGACAAGCAAATGGTTCAATTAAGAAGTTTATTATAGAAGTCAAACCTAAATATCAATGTAAATCACCACCAGCAAATCCACCAAGAAGAACTAAAAGATGGCTGAATGAAGTTAAAACATGGACAATTAATGAAGCTAAATGGAAATCTGCAATAGAGTTTTGTTTAGATCATGGTATGGAATTTAAGATTCTTACTGAAGACCATCTGAATATAAAGTATAAATAGTGTCATGGAAACTTTTGGAATCACAATCGTATTAATGACACTCTTTACATTAGGAATGTCTTTAGGACTAATTATGAGCAAACCACTCAAGGGTAGTTGTGGTGGATTAAACTGTAGGTGTAAGAATGGCCAAGAGTAAATTTATTCAATCAGTTGTAAGAGCTGCAAAGGGTAGACCAAAATCTACACAATGGTTTCGTGATAAGATTGCAGAATTTGGTAAGCCTGGGGCAATGGATTTGATACGAGATGGTAAAAGAGATAATAACCCTTTCTATGGTCGATTAAATATGTTTTTCTATGATCCTAAATATAAGAAAACACTACCTTACTATGATACATTTCCTTTAGTGTTACCATTAGAGAACTATCCAGATGGGTTTTTAGGTATCAATTTTCATTATCTACCCATGACATTAAGACTTGAATTATTAGATAGAGTAGTTGATTATAGTAACAATACAAAGTTTGATGAAAGCACAAGACTTGCAGTTGATTATAGTAAACTAAAAAAGATTGATTTAATTAAACCAGCTCTTAAACGATACCTTGCTGGTAGAGTTAAAACACAGTTCCGTAGAATAGATGCAGATGAGTTCACAGTTGCAGTTCTACTACCAGTTGCAAGGTTTAAGAAAGCATCTGCATCAGAAGTTTATGCAGACAGTAGGAGAATGTTATAATGCCTAAATTTAATCTTGGTGGATTAGTAGATGCAGTTGCATATGGTGCTTTAGATGAAATACTTGGTTTGGGTCGTAGTGATGATGGTATTGCAAAACCTAGTAGATATGAAGTTACATTATTTCCACCATCAGGACAACAAGGAAGTCGAGGACAAAGTAATAACATTTTCTCAAAAATTATGGGAGAGATATTAGGAGATGGTACAGTTCGTGCAACTGGACTTAAATGTGAAGCAATAGAATTGCCTGGTCGTACTATTGATACAACACCAGATGGAAATGTTTATGGGCCTGAAAGACAAATGGCAACTGGATATACTTTTACAGACATTACTGCAACATTTCAATGTTCATCTGATTTAAAAGAAAAAAAGTATTTTGAAACATGGCAAAGACTTACATTTAATCCAAAAACTTTTGCTATGGGTTATTATGATGACTACATTGGTTCAGTAGATATACATACATTAGATGAACAAAACAAAAGAAGATATGGAATAAAACTTATGGAGTGTTTTCCCAAAACAATAGGTGCTCAATCTTTATCATATGCTGGTACTGGATACTTAACTGTTCCAATTACCCTTTCATATAGATATTGGATAAACTTAACAGATGAAGCACAAGCTCCAAACATACCACTAAGTACTAGAATTGCAGAACGTGCTGTGAATACTGTAACAAGAAGGATTACTTCACAAATACCATCAGTATTACGCAGATTATAATATAATAAAGGATGAAATATTATGGCACTACCTAAGATTAACACACCAACCTATGAGTTGGAACTTCCCTCTACTGGAGAAACACTTAAATACAGACCTTTCTTAGTCAAAGAACAGAAGATGTTATTGATGGCTCAAGAAACTGGTGAAGATAAAGATATCGCAAGGGCTATGGGTGACTTAGTACACACTTGTACATTTGGTAAAACTGATCCTGTAAATTCTCCTGTGTTCGATATTGAATATTTGTTTTTAAGAATTAGAGGAAAATCAGTTGGAGAAAATGTAACTTTAAATGTTACTTGTCCAGATGATAATAAAACAAAAGTAAAAGTAAGTATAAATCTTGAAGATATTTATGTAAATATGTTAGATGACCATACTAACGAAATACAACTTTTAGATAATTGTAAAATAGTTTTTAGATATCCTATTTTAAGTGACATGAGTGGTATTACTGGTGGTAGTGATATGGAAAGTGTATTTAAGCTTATGGAATCTTGTGTTCAAGAAATACATTATGGTGATGATGTATATCAAAGAGCTGATATGTCAGACAAAGATATTAGTGAATTTATTGATCAATTAACTGGAGAACAATTTGAAAAAATAAGTGAGTTTTTTAATAGTATGCCTAAAGTTCGTCATGTAGTTAAAGTTACCAATCCAAAAACCAAAAAGAAAAGTGATGTGGTTTTGGAGGGTCTGCAAAGTTTTTTAGTATAGGACTATCTCACGATAGTCTAGAAAACTACTACAAAACTAATTTTGCAATGATGCAACATCATCAGTATAGTCTGACAGAATTAGATAATATGATACCTTTTGAAAGAGAAATATATGTTAGTTTATTGATGGAATATATTAAAGAAGAAAATGACAGAATAAAGGAACAGAACAGACAAAATCAATAAATAGTCATAAAGGGGAGAGAGTATGGCTGAAGTAACAAAAACTGTAGACCCAAAGATTGCAGCAAAAGACACCAATGGTGATGGACATATTTCTTTAGAGGAATATGAAATGGACATGGAATTTAAAAGAAAAGAATTAGAAGATGCAGATGCAATGCGAGATGCACAACGTAAGATGGCATGGTTTGCACTTGGTGGTATGCTGTT